ACAGGATTAACTTTAAATGGTACAAACAAATTATGTTTTTATGATACAGCTTTATCAATTCATTCAAGTACTGATGGTCAATTAGATTTAATTGCAGATACAGAAATACAAATTGCTGCAACAACAATTGATATTAATGGTGCTGTTGCAATGGATGGTGCTATTACTGGTGCTACTGATATTACTTTATCAGGTGAATTAGATGCGGCTACTTTAGATATTTCTGGTAATGCAGATATAGACGGAACTACAAATTTAGATGCAGTAGATATTGACGGAGCTGTACAAATAGATGCTACATTTACATCTGGTGTTGATGGACAAGGCTATGATACAAAATTTTTTGGGGATACAGCAAGTGCTTATATGCTATGGGATACTTCAGCTGATGATTTAGTTTTTGGTGGAGCAGCAGGAATTGATCTTGCTGGTGACATAGACGTTGATGGAACAGCTAATTTAGATGCTGTTGATATTGATGGTGCAGTTCAAATTGATAACACTGTAACAGTTGGTGAAAATGACACTGGTTATGATGTAAAATTCTTTGGTGCTACTTCTGGAGCTTATATGCTTTGGGATGAGTCTACAGATGATTTAGTATTAGCTGGTGCTTCAAAATTATATTTATATGATGCAGCTGGTGGTGAATATCTTTCATCTTCAGGATCTGCATTAACAATCGCTTCAGGTTCTGGAGCATGGGAATTACCTGCAGCCGATGGATCAGCAGATCAATATTTAAAAACAGATGGATCAGGAAATTTAGACTGGGCATCTGTTTCTTCTGGAGTTTCATTGTCTGGATCAACCAACAATACAATTGCAACCGTTACTGGAGCTAATGCTATTATCGGAGAAGCTAATTTAACCTTTGATGCTACAGATTTATTAGTTGCATCTACTGGAAAATTAGGAGTCAGGGATTCAGCAATTTATTTTTATTCAAGTGCTGATGGTCAGGGAGACGTAGTAGCGGACAGCGTACTTCAAGTCACTGCCCCAACAGTTAATATTGAAGGATCAACAGCTATAACACTAGAATCAGATTCAATTACATTTGGTGAAGCTGGAGATACTGATATTGTTTTAAACTTTAATGCCAATACATCGGATGGTGTGTTGACATGGATGGAAGACGAGGATCATTTCACATTCTCTGATGACGTTTTAATTAATTCAACTGAAAAACTTTATTTTAATGATGCGGGTGGAGAATATATAAGTGGCGATGGTTCTGTATTGAGTATTGCTGGTGGAAATGAAATAGATTTAACGGCAACAGCAATCGACATTAATGGAACTTGTGATGTTAGTGGAGTATCTACTTTTGGTGCTGCTGCTAATGTAACTCAACAAGCATTAACTTCAACTTCAAATGCAGTAGCTTGGGATGCCTCTGCTAAACCAAACGCATACCATTTAACAACAGAAAACACGACTATTGCCGCACCTACTAATGCAGTAGAGGGTGCTTTTATTTGTTTAGAGCTTAATCATGATGGAACTACTACTGTTGGCTGGAATACTATATTTGAATTTGCGGCATCTACAGAACCTACCACTACAGACACAAATGCTAAGACGGACATTTTTGTATTCAGATACAACGGTGCAATTTGGCAAGAAGTAGGAAGAACATTAAATTTAAGTGAAAGTTAGGAGATAATATGTGGGCATTAGTAACAGATAATACAATTACAAAAATAATAAATAAACCAAAAGGATTGGTTATTGGCGATACTCGTCATTCAAGAAACATATTTTCTTTTAGATGGACTAACGAAGAAAGAGAAGCTATTGGACTTTATGAAGTAGTTTTTGACAATTCAAATAAGAAAGATGAAGCATACTATACAAATACAAATCAATCTTTTAACTTTGCAGATGGAAAAGTTACAGCAAGTTTTGGAACTGCAACTGCTAAACTATTAGAAGATAGAAATGAAGTTGATGAAGCTGGAGAACCTTTATTAGACGACAAAGGAAACCAAGTAGTTACAAAAGGTTTAAAATCTCAAAAAAAACAAATCATTAAAAATCAAGCTAGTGGATTATTAGCACCGACAGATTGGTATGTAATTAAAGCAACAGATGTTGAAAGTTATTCAGTACCAAGTGCTGTTACAACTTTTAGAGCAAACGTAAGAACAAAATCAAACGAAATGGAAACTGCCATTGACAATGCGGCTGATGTAGATGCTTTAGCAACTTTATATCAATATGTTAATACAGGCACAGAAGAAAATCCTGTTATGGAAAGACCATTAGGCGAATTTCCAATCTTGGAGATTTAATGATTCCAATTTTATCAGGTAATGTAGCTTCAGCAACAGGTGGCGGTTTTTCAGTAGATAACTCATGTAGGTTTAATGATGGCGATAGTCCAAGTATGACTAAAACATTAGGCACTCCAACAAGTACAAAGATTGGTACTTTTAGTTGTTGGGTAAAATTAGGAAATATAACTACTGAACAAAGTATGTTGGGTGCTTATGCAGATAGCAGTAATAGACATCATATTGAGTTTCAAGCAGATCATAATATAGAAATTTTTGGAAAAGCTGGTGGTTCTACTGATATGAGCTTAATAACAAATGCTTACTATAGAGATCCTTCTACATGGTATAGCGTAGTTGTTGCTTGGGATACCAGTCAAGGAACTGAGGCAAATAGAGTTAAACTTTATGTAAATGGAACACAAGTAACCAGTTTTGCAACAGAAACTTATCCAGCTCAAGATACTGTTTTACAATTTAATACAGATGGTTCAACTATTGCAATAGGAAGAAATCAAGGTGGAAATTATGCAGATGGTTATTTAGCTGAAGTAGTTTTTATTGATGGAACTCAATATGCCGCTTCAGACTTTGGAGAATTTGATGAAGATTCACCAACAATTTGGAAACCAAAAGATGTATCAGGATTAACATTTGGCGATGAAGGATTCTATTGCGACATGGAAGCGTCAGATAATCTTGGCAACGATGCAAATGGTGGAACAGATTTAACAGAATCTAATCTAGCCGCAGCAGATCAAGCTACAGATACACCGACTAATAATTTTTGCACAGGAAATCCTTTAGCTAATTTTTACAATCAAACAACTTTTTCAGAAGGTAATTGTAAAGCTACTTTAGCTAGTTCTCCTTATGGTTATGATATAGGAACAATGGGAGTTGCTAATGGCAAATGGTATTGGGAAATAAAATATACCTCTGGTTCAGGAGATCCGCATAATGTTGGAGGTTTTGGAATTTCTGGTAAAGGCGAAAGTCTTACTGCCTCCGCTTGGTTAGGATACCAGTCTGGCTCAAGTTCTACTGATTATGGTTATATGGATGAAGGCGGTACTGGTGTTCTTTATACTAATGTGAGTGGTGCGGATACCGATGCTTCCAGATCATTTGCTATTGGAAATATAATAGGTATTGCAATTGATTTAGATAGTGGAACACATACTATGACACTTTATGTAAATGGTAATGCAACAACAACAGATAACATAAGCTCATCACCAACAAGTGGATTTTATTTTCCAGCTTGGTCTTATGGTTATTCTGCTGGTGGAGCAGTTTTTGAATTAAACTTTGGTGGTTGTCCAGCTTTTGCAATTTCATCAGGCAACGCCGATGCTAATGGTTATGGAAATTTTGAATACGCAGTACCTAGTGGATATTACGCATTATGTACTAAAAATTTAGCGGAGTTCGGATAATGGCTTATACAACAATAGACGATCCTAGTTTATATTTTACATTAAAATTATATACATCAACATATAGTTCTGGAAGTGGCACTGGTGCTACAATCAATGTTACATTAGATGCAACAGAGGACTTTGCTGTTGATCTAGTTTGGATTAAATGCCGTAGTGTCGGAGATAATCACCTTATTGCCGATAGAGTTAGAGGAGCAAATAAAAATTTACATTCAAATACTGATGATGCCGAAGCAACAAATACAGATGAAGTAACTGCTTTTGGTGATGATGGATTTACTGTTGGAAATAATGATACAGTTAATAGAGATGGTGCAAGTTCTCCTTATGTATCTTGGTGCTGGAAAGAATCTGCAACAAGTGGCTTTGATATAATTACATGGAGCGGAAATGATAGCAATAGAACAATAGCACATTCACTTTCAACAGCTCCAAAAATGATATTTTGTAAAAGGAGAGATAGTGCTGATACATGGTGGACTTATAATGAAACTGTAGGTGCTGGTGGACAATTATATCTTAATGGAAATGCGGCGTCTGGTAGTGATGGTGGAGTTTTATGGAACACAACAGCGCCTACAAGTTCAGTTTTTTCATTAGGCACAAATACTGGAGTTAATGGTTCTAGTGGAACTTATGTTGCTTATGCTTTCGCAGATGTTCAAGGCTTTAGCAAAGTTGGCTCCTTCACCGGAAACGGAAATACTGATGGTACATTTGTTTTTTTAGGTTTTCGACCAGCTTGGATTATGATTAAAAGAACAGATGGTGCTAATAGTTGGGTAATATATGATAATAAAAGAGAGGGTTACAATGTGGATAATGATCCTCTACAAGCAAATGGTGGAAATGCAGAAGGTACTTCTGATGATATAGACTTTTTGTCAAATGGATTTAAAATGAGAACATCAGGTGCTGGTGAGAATGGAAGTGGAAGTTCATATATCTACATGGCTTTCGCACACTCACCATTCGTAAATTCTAATGGAGTACCAAACAACGCAAGATAATTATGCTACAAAAAATTAAAATACAACCAGGATTTAACAAACAGGTCACAGCAACTGGCGGCGAGGGCCAATGGGTCAGTGGTGATTATGTTAGATTTAGATATGGCACACCTGAAAAAATTGGAGGTTGGGCTCAGTTAGGAGATGCTACTCTTACAGGAAGAAATACAGCACTACACCATTTTGTAAATTCAAGTGGTATTAAGTATGCAGCATTAGGTACAAACAGATTTTTATATATATACTCTGGAGGAGCTTTTTACGATATTACCCCCATTAAAAGTACAAATACATTAACAAATGCTTTTACAACAACACAAAGTGATGCAACTGTAACATTAACTTTTTCATCTGCTCACGGTATTTCTAAGTATGATATTATTCGTTTGGATAACTGGAGTACTATTACTAATTCTGATTTTGGTGCCAGTGATTTTAATGATAAAAATTTCATGGTGGCGACAGTTCCAACTTCTACAACAATTACTATTGAAATGGGATCTAATGAATCTGGATCAGGAGCGTCCACATCAGGTGGAGTAAGAGTTAAACATTTCTATTCAATAGGACCTGCAACTGAAGAATCAGCTGCTGGTTGGGGCTTGGGGCTTTGGGGCGGTAATGTTGCCGGTGAAGCTTTTTCAACTTTAGATGGTGCTTTAACAGATGCATCGACAAGTATTGTATTAGATGATTCATCAGCCTTTCCAGCTTCAGGAACAGTTTTAATAGATGATGAAAGAATTGCTTATACATCCAACACTACTGGAACAGGAACTTTATCAGGATTAACTAGAGGATCAGATAATACGACAGCCGCATCACATAGCGATGCAGCAACAACTTATGATGCATCGGACTATACAAAATGGGGTGCATCGCAAACTGGAGATATTGTAACGGCACCTGGTCTTTGGTCCCTGGACAATTATGGAAATAAACTTATTGCAACTATTTTTGATGGTGCAACTTTTGAATGGGATTCAGATGGTTCAACATCTACGAGAGCAACGATTATTGCCAATGCACCAACGGCTGCAGTACAGACTTTAGTATCCACTCCCGATAGACACTTAGTATTTATAGGAACAGAAACAACTATTGGAACAACGACAACACAGGATGATATGTACATTAGATGGTCAGATCAAGAATCGATCGATGCTTCAACTTCATACGCTCCTTCAGCAATCAATACTGCTGGAACACAAAGACTGGCCGACGGAACACGGATCGTTGCAGCTATAAGAGGTCGGGATGCAATTTACATTTGGACTGATACATCTTTATTTATTATGAGATTTGTTGGTGCTCCTTTCGTATTTTCATTTCAACAGGTGGGCACAAACTGTGGATTGATTGGAAAGAATGCAGCTGTCGAAGTTGATGGATCTGCATACTGGATGTCAGAGAATGGTTTTTTTAGATACACTGGTAAACTAGAATCTTTAGCGTGTTTAGTTGAAGATTATGTTTATGATGATCTTAATACGGTTCCTAAACAACATATTTATGCAGGATTGAATAATTTATTTGGTGAAGTTACTTGGTTTTATCCAGGTAGTGGAGCTGCATCTAACAATAGATCGGTAACTTATAATTATATGGATTCAACACCAGAACGTCCTGTGTGGACTACAGGTTCACTTGCAAGATCTTCCTGGTCTGATTCTCATATATTTGGAAAACCACATGGTACTGAATATGATTCATCTGCTACGAGTGACACTACAGTTGGAAATACAGATGGTGTTACAATTTACTATGAACACGAAACAGGGACCAATCAAATTAAAGCAGGAACAGCTACAGCAATTGCTGCAAATATTCAATCTGGAGACTTTGATATTTCTATGGGTCAAGGTGGAGCAGATTTAAGAGGAGATGGTGAATACATAATGAAAATTAGAAGAGTACTTCCAGACTTTTTATCTCAAACTGGAAATGCAAGAGTGACTTTGAATTTAAAAAATTATCCAACGGATGCACAGGCAAGTTCATCTTTAGGACCCTTTACAACAACTACAAGTACTGATAAAATAGATACAAGAGCTAGAGCTAGAGCGATAGCTTTAAAAGTTGACAATACAAGTACTGGACAACACTGGAAGCTTGGCACTTTTAGGTTGGACATACAAGCGGATGGGAGAAGATAATGGCTAAATTAAGTGATTATAAACCAACAGATCTTTCTAGTATAACTCAAGAACTTGAAAACCAAGGAGTAATGCCAAACACTAATGTTACTGATACAGGTATTACATCAGTTCTCACTGGGGATCTAGCTCCAACAGCAGCTCAACTTGGGGGTTTAGAAAAATATACTCTTCCACAATCTTTAGCAATAGCTGGAGAAGCAGGACTTTCTGGTATTAAAACTAATCTACTTGGCACACCAAAAAAACTAAGTACAGAAAGTCAAAGATTAATAAACACTTTGCAAGGGTATAAAAGAAATCCAGATCAAAGTTTACGTTTTGAATTGCAAGATGTTTTAGATCCAGAACTTTTTGGAGGATCTATTATTGGTAAAGAATCTTATGGAAGTCCAACAGAAGAACAAATTAAAAAAACTTGGGAACAAGTAATGTTGGGGAATGAATCTGATTTTTTTAACAAATATGGTTATCCTAAGACCGCAGGTTTAAATTTTGTTTCTGGTTCACTAACAAAGAAGAAAGAACACTTAATGAATTTAAGAAGACAACAATTAATGAATCAAAGAAAACAAGACATGCAACAACGAATTCGACAAGCAGAAGCAGCAGAGGCAGCTAAACAAAAAGCTGCAGCAGATGCAAAAGCGAAAGCAGATGCAGCGGCTCACAAAAAAGCACAAGCAACAGGTGGTGATTATCACAGTGGACATCAATCAACTGTAGATGGACAAAATACTGATTGGGGAGATATGTCTCATATGATAGCACGAGGCGGATTAGCTCAACATGCTCCACGTTATGCTAACGGCGGACTTATAGATTTTTTTAGATACGGAGGATTCATTGGCTAGAATAGTACAATCATTAACACAACCTTTAGAAAAATACGATCAACAGGTACAACAATCATTTGTTAGGGACGTTGATAGTATAGTACAAA